AGAAACCTCTATATTACCCTTTTGATAACAAGAGTAAAGAACATCATCCAGTTCATGGCGAGTGCCAAAATTATAAAAAAGTCCGTGATAATGCGGGCGGTCTGTAGTTTCACCATATTCAGAGGTAATAAAATACTTATAGTGTGTATGTTTACGAATATTGGAGTGATTAATATAATTAATTAATTTATCCATATCCGAACGTGAAACACCTGTTTTATTCTCAGCGAAGAAATGAGGGTCATCAATCGTAAAACTAACAAAATAGCAATGCCAAGTAGGATACGAAGCAACTATCAATCTACCTAACTGCGCAGAAACATTACGCTCACGGCAGAACACACAAGTACCACAAGGAACATTAAACCAATGAGAACGGGGAATACGATTAAAACCCTTGGGTAATGTCACCCAAGGGTCAAGACCATACTTTTTATTGAGAATCGGACGAGGATTTTTGCATATCATTTAATTTAGCATTAACACCTTCATCAACTCTCTTTTGGAACTCAGCATCAGCAGTTTCTTTAGCAACTTTAGCGTTATAATCAGCGAGCATAGCATCATTAGCCATTTTTTTCTGACCGAGAAGAAACAACTCCGTGAGATTTTTAGGGTCAATAGAAGAAAAGCGCAAATCCTTAGCACCATCAGGAGTGTAAGAATAATTTTTCAACATTGGAAGCGGATGTCCTTTAGTACATTCAGACATCAAATATTCTATAGAGAAAGCACCTTTTTTGGCTACTCTATCATAACATAAACGAATAGAAGGGGTACGGCGTGAAGTACTTACCTTCGAAATAAAAGATAATTTCATTACAACAATTTAGTAGGATTAATAACTGGCAATTCACGAATAAACTCACCTTGACAGACTGAGAACACAAAACAATTCTCTTCTTCAGAATCCACAAACATACGTTGCGGGTCATCATATTCAAGGAAAGACTCAGAGAGAACGACATTACGATTAAGCGAATCCATCAAACGATTAGCATGCCAATAACGCATATCAGTAAGGAAACGACCATGTACGGAAGATTTCCAAAACTTATAGTTAGCATACCTTTGCTGGTAGCCGTAAGGCTCGTTAAGATGCGCAAAATTCGGGAGCGGATCAGTATCAAGATAAATAGAAGCAGGAGCGACAGCCTGAACCTCAAACTTTTTAATCTCCTCTTCACCAAGAATAGCGAAATGGGGGAAAAAAGTAGTTTGAAAAACATTGTCACATAAAAGCATCTTATCAAAACCACCGCAAATACTCATCTCAGGAACAATAGAATACAAAGTGTAGACATATCCTTGGTCACCTTCAGAATCAATATCCACAAAGCCATCATTAGAACCTTTAAAGAGTGAAGCCTTAGAAGCCTGATAACCTAAAGGAAGTTGTTCAGTCTCAGATTGTTGAGTCAATTCTTGTATCTGAACATACTTTTGTGAAGCATCAACCAAGACAGGTACCTCCATTCTGAAATCCTGGGAGTGAACACCAAACATCATAAGAATAAACGACACAGGACGCGGACCAGCCAAATTAGCATTAATGTAAAAACTTTGCATGACATTAGCGGTACGGAAAGCATCAATAGACATAAATGTGAGATTATCCGGAAGCATAGAAGAGAAAGCCGGTGTGTAGTCGGGAATAGAACTCTTATCAACGGAAGCACCACCATCGGGAAGAGAAGGAAGGACAGGAGCAAACACCTCTACAGAAGAGACATTAGGAAGCGCAGAAGTCAAATAATCCTTATCCATGCACTTTTTAGGAATCTCAAAGAAGCGATACATGAGCATATAGATACATTCAATGTAGGAACGAATATCATTAATAAACAACTTCGAACCATCATAGAACTTGACAGAAGAGTCTGAAGGAATTACATCATTATAATCAAGCAAATTCGTAATGATAAAATCCTTGTAAGCCTCATAAGAAGTCATCTCAGAACCAGCATCAACATTAGTGAAAGCAGTAATACCATGAGTGGTAGGGTATACCTTACAAAGCGGTAACTCATCAGTCAAATTAGGGTCACGGAAATACTCATTCCAAATAAGATGATAACCTGTCAAGCGACACAAATCCATATTCTTTGAAGTAGGATTAACACCTTCAACATTAGTATAATAGTTATCAAGTATATACTGAGCAGGGAATAAATCCTTAAGAGGAACAGAAGTAATAACGGGGCTATTTTCATAGGAAACCAAATCACCAGCAGCACCACCATTGAACATGAAAGACATAAGAACTTTTTGGAGGAAAACGGCAGGCGAAATGACACCACGAAGACCATTATTTATATCAAGTATACGAGTGTAAGTAAGAGGAGACGAACCACCTAAAGCACCTTCTTGATAAACGGGATAGTTCCAAACTTCGAGAGCAGGGATAACCCAATCAGCAAGAGAATTATAAGGCGGAAACTCATTCATATACGTAGTATCATCAGTAGGATAAACAAGGTTATTTTTCAACCTTTTCAAAAACTCATCATCAATATAGAGCATATTAGACGGATAACCTAATTTCTCCATCAAACCCTTAGGCTGAAGAATAGGAGGAAGAACATACGCAGGGAAACGTTGAGGGTCATTGGACAAGTCCGAAATCTGTACAAACGTGGTATACTTATCACCATTATGAAGCAAATCATCAGCAAACACGACATTCCAATTCTGAGGATCAGACAAATTAACGTAATTATCAAGAGTATCAGAAGTACCGACATGGAAATTACATTGAATATGCGAAGTCTTACCTTTAGTAAAATCCTTACCATCTAAAATCTCAAAATGTAAAGATTTCCAAAACTCATTCCAATAGAAAATTTGTTCCTCAAGAGGGAAAACTTCTTGAGGCTCATCACCACCAGAGTCGAGAGACTCAAGGTAAATATCATACATGCGTTTAAAGAAAATATTCCAACATGGAGTATCAGCGGGCAAGTCATTTAACTGAAGGTAACAAACGCCATTAACATTAGTGACATACACAGGAAGCGTAGTATGAAAACGAATGCCAACAACAGAAGAACCATAAAGATTCTGATTACTGAAAGGAATAGAAGGATGAATAGGAACATCATTCATAGCCTGACGGGCAGAGAGCAGGAACTTCGAATACTCATCATTCTGAAACAAAAGACCTTTACGACACTTGAAGGTGTACTGATGCATTTTGAACCGAGTATACGAAGGGGAAAGCAAAGGAGGAAAATTAACTTCAGTGTTATACTTAAACTTAAACTTGTCACCAGGGAAGTAGTTCAAACACTCCAAAGGCTCAATAGTACCAAACCTAGCAGTTGTGGTAACATCATGATTACCGCTAAACTGAGATGATGTTTTTTCATCAACAGGGACGGAATCAAATAAATCAAATAAATTAGCCATATAAATTACTTATTAGTTGAAGAATCAGCGAGAATAGCACACAGATAATGGGTAATACCTTTGTTAGACAATTCAATCTGACAAACAAACTTACGACCATCAACGGAAGGAGACTCAAACGAACAGACGGCATAATCACCGCATTTGTCGTTAGAATGAAACACACAAACCAAATCATTCACAGAAAAATTCTGTTTACGAAATGACGGCACAATGTTAACGTTAGTTAGCGCAATCTGAGCGCAAACTTGCTTAAAGGGCGTGAAATCAACTATCTCACAACCAGCATCATTTTTCTTGACTTCTTTCTTGCTCATCGAATAAAGAGTTTTTAGGTTGAACATTATGATAATTAAAAGGCTTCAGCATTGACTCATTGAAGCAATAAAAATCGAAAGGATTAAGAGGATTACAACAACCATCAATAGGACGACAATCATACATAACAGATATTCCCGTATTTTTAACAAGAATACGAATAGCAATAACAACAAGACCAACAGAAGGATATTCATGACGACATAAAACATCACCATATTTGTATTTATTATTAACTTGAATCATAATAAAAAAATTAACGTTCCAAATATTCAACAGAAACATAGCCATTTTCAAGCAAATAAACATGAATGTTATTAAGATGCTGACATGTAAAAGAACGGACCATAACAAACTCATCATAAAGAGAATTTATTTCAGCACGTGAAAGCTTTTCATAATTGGGATTTTCAGAGGGTGAAAGTTTGCGAGATAAAACACGTAATCTACGAACACCAAAATAAAAAGATTTAATTTCAGAAAAAATATCCATATCAATAGTATTAAAAAATGCCCGCTACCACTTATCGCAAGCAATGAGCGGGCGCATTACTATTGATAATCAAATTAAAAGTACAAATAATGCTTTTATTGGCGGAAGGGAAATATCATAACCTAACCGAGCCACGGGGAATCATTCTCATAAGCATAAAAATTTAAAATTAAACAATGCACAAAGAAACACAATTGTTATATAATTTCCTATATGTTAAGCATAAAATTTCAACTTTACGGCATGGATACGATTTCCATGCCGTTATCAAGTTCTACGGCATGGAAATCAATGTTTTACATGTACATGTATTGGATATAATTGATAATAATAAAAAAGCGAAAGAAAATTTTAAAACAAATTTTTTACCCAAAATTTTATTGATAAAAGATAAAAAATAGGTATGCTTCGCATAAATTTCGTTAAGCGTCCAACGCAGGGCAAACTTCTACGAGGAAAGAATTATTCATGTTAAGAGGGCTAAAGCCACAAGAAATGCAACACACTAAACAAAATACGTGCGTACACGCATGAAAGCACGCACGCACGCACGAAATAATTAGGGAGGGGAAGAGTTAGAAATGACCTACACCATACTTTATTCCATCTTTTTTACGATAGAAATAAAAACCTCTATTCCATGAAAAACCAATATAACCATGTTTGATAGCGTCCATCAAATCATCAAACTTGATATTCAAATCCGAATAAGTCTCATGTAAAACCTTAATTACTTCAGGATCTAAATCCGTCAAATTCTTGAGAATCTGAGGATTTTCTTGAATCAACTTACGTATGTACTCAAAAGTTTTTATGTACTCATTATAAGTACCTACTTTCTCAGCGATGCGGTTCTTTTCCGCATCATCTTTTTGCTTATGTGCAAACTCACGTTCATTCAAATCCAATTGCTTTTCTGCAAAATCACGCTGTTTTTTCATATCCTCTATCTGTGCATCAATCATATCAATTTGCGCAGACTGCAAAAGATGATTATCATACGTACGTAAACGCCTATCATGCATGTTATCGAATATATCAAGTATCTCAGCGTTAACTTTATGTTTTTGCTCCTTTGTCAAATCAGCCTGATTAAGAGTAGCGAGGACTTGGGCGCGTTGCAAATCACCTTGAAACTCACGCTGGAGATACGACTCCATTGCAGAAGAAACAGGGCTAAAATCAACAGATGGCGGGTTAGCCTGATGGGCAGAGGTGGCAGACACAGAAGGTGAACTCATTTGCTGACTGAATTCTAACGCAGACGAAGGAGAGAAACCAGCATCACGCATTTGACGAACTCGAGAAGCAAGAGTGCCACGCTCATACTGAATGTCGGCCTGTTGCTTATTGAACATCATTGCGTCACGTTGCATATCACGCTGAACCTTATTAGCACGCTCAGCATTAGCATTATTAATGGCTGAACTAACCGCAGTAGAAGCGATAGAAGAGCCTAAACCTAATAAAACACCTAACATAGTTTAAATGTTATAAGAACGATTTTTATCTATATATTTACGCAAAAACTCCTTTTCAGCAATTTCTGTCTTGAGTTGCAATAACTGAAAGAAGCGAGGAGGGTCAGTAATATAAAGGTCAAAATCAACACCACATTTTTTGGCAAGCGATTTATAAGCATTAGTAGCCGTGTTTAACGGCTCGTTCATGCAATAAAACCTGTACTTCAATTGTTGTGGCGAAAGATGTAAATTCTTAGAAAGTCGATTATAAAGCGTGTCATGAATAGGGAAAGCAATACCATCGTAAATGATACAACCATCTCTATAAATTTCACGATAAAACCTATCGACATATTCAGCACCAAGACCACGGGAGCAACGAACAAAAGGCTTATTAGCCTTAAGTTGTATAATCTCACCTGTTTCAAAATCAACCTCATCAATATAATAAGGAATATGCGTGCATTTTGTAACATGACTATTAGCGACATACCGAAACCTTGCGAGATTGACATCAGAAACCTCTATATTACCCTTTTGATAACAAGAGTAAAGAACATCATCCAGTTCATGGCGAGTGCCAAAATTATAAAAAAGTCCGTGATAATGCGGGCGGTCTGTAGTTTCACCATATTCAGAGGTA